AAGCCGCAGCGGCTCTCGCGAGCCGACCTGGAACTGACAGCGTTTCGACTTGGTTGTTCGGTTGAATCTGCAAGGCGGGCCATCGAGCTCGGACTGATCTGATGGCCGACACGCTCACCGACTCACTGACAGGCACCGTGCGGACGACGCTCACCTGGGCGCGAACCGACACGCAAGAGGTCGGGTCGATCACCAACCGCAAGACTCAGGCAGGCGTCTACACGATCGCTGACGGTGACGGGCCGGGCGAGGCCGATCTCGTCTTTGCCGACAGCCGCACGATCCCGGCCAACTCCGTCGAGTCTTTCGACCTCCTAGATCTCTCGCAACAGGCTCTCGGCGTGACGGTGCCGTTTGTGTTTCGGCAACTCAGGGTTATCCGGGTGGTGAACACCTCGACGGTCGCCGGTCGCCGGATCCTCGTCGGCGTCGATCCCGGTCGCCCGACGGCCGTCTACGCCGCCGAGGTCGGGCCGGGATCCGAGTGGTTCGCGGTCAACCAGACCGACGCCTGGGAGGTGACGGCCGACAACAGCGTGATCCGGATCTCGAATCCCAACGCAGCCTCGGCGACCTACGAGCTCTACCTCATCGGCACCTCGACAGCGGCAGGAGGCTCCGGCAGTGGCAGCTAGTTTTACGCTCACCGGCTCGCTCAGGATCCGGCCCATCTGGGTCGACTCGCTCAATACGACCGACGTGACCGACTCGGCCACGGCCGCCTACACGTTTTCCTTTGAAGACGGCACGGCTGCCAACCAGGCCAACGGCTACTTTAAGGATGTCGTCACGGTCGCCGCCTCGACCACGACCACGCTGACCATGGCGACGCTTCCGCTCAAGGCCTTCGGCGGCACCGGCACGCTCAATCTCGCCGCTCAGAAGTTGATACTCGTCCGAAATCTCTCGACGACGATCGCGGTCACGGTGGCCCTCGGCTCGCTCGTCACGGCAGCCCTCGGCCCCGAAGGCGTGCTCTATGTCACCAGGCCAGCGACCGGCTGGGCCGCCGCAACGCTCACGATTCAAAACGCCGGGGCGAGCGCCGCCGACGTGGAAATCTATCTCGTAGGAGTCAAGGCATGATGATCTCCTCCGCACCGATCCTCGCCGCCAATGACCTCTTGACCCTCGCCGAAAAGGTGCGGGCGTTTGTGAACGTGGCGAAGGTCAAGGCCATAAACGGCATCACGCTCGCCGAGTTTGGCGAGCTGCTGATGGCTCTGATGAAGATCGCCATCGACGCAGCCGACTCAATCCCGGTCGATGGTGCCGAGCGGAAAGAGTTTGTGATCAACGCCGTCGGCCTGCTGTTTGACGGTCTCGCCGACAAGGCGATTCCGGCGCTGGCGTGGCCCGTCTGGATCATCCTCAAGCCTGCCGCCCGCCAACTCCTCCTACTGATCGCCGGCGGTGCGATCGAGAGCCTCTTGCCACTGGTCCGGAAAGCCCACGCATGACCTATCTCATCTTCGGAATCCTCGGTGCTGCGGGTCTCCTCTTCGGCCCCCGGCTGGCCCGGCAGGCGACGCCTGCCCTCGGCCCAGCCCCGGCCCCGCCGCACCTGACGCCGACATATCAATCGGCGATCGCCGACCTCGCCCACGTCCGCCTCCGGCTGATCCAAACCGAGAAGCTCGACGACGGCGCGAAGAAAGCCATCGACACGCTCACGCTCGCCCTCGTAGCGGGGAGCGACCACCCATGACAGACAAGGCCCGCTACACGCTCGCGGCAGCCATGGTGATCGCCGGCCTCTTGGCCTGGCTGGTCGGCGACCGCCAGCAGATCCCGACGCCGGCACCCGGCCCCGCCGACGGTCTGGTCTTGCGCGGCAAGTTTGTCGGCCCAACGGCAGCCGCCGACGCCGCCACGCTCGCAGCCTTCGCCGAGGAGCTTGCCTCGGAGATCGAGTACGACGCAATGCAGGCCGAGCCGTTCTACAAATCCGGCGTCGCCTTCGACGAGTTGAGGACCAGAGCACGGGTGCTGCGATGCCGAGGCGAGAGCATCGGCGAGCGACAGCCACGAGTGCGAGACGCTATTCAAGCGTACCTCGACAAGGCCGTCGGCACGTCTGGCGGCCCGGTCGGACCTGAGCAGCGGTCGGCCTGGGCAGCCGCCTATCGAGAGATAGGGAGGGCCGCCGGTGAAGCGACCCGTTGACGAAATCCGAGCGTGGCAGTTTGTCGGCGCTGCGATCCTGCTCTGCGCTGCGGTCTACGCTGCCGTCATGCAACGGCATACGCCGGCAGGCAAGCGGTTCGGCTACACGCCCAACCCGGCAGGCAACAAGCAATTCCTCGACGAGCTAGGCAACGATCGCTACTTCGCCCAGGCGGCACCGGAGGCGATGCGGAAAGCGTCTGAGGTCGACACGTTTCTCTACCGTGCAATGGACAAGGCACACCGGGCCAAGTACGGAAAGCCTTTCGTCGTCGGCAAGCAGTTAAATGGATCGTGCGTCGCCTGGGGTGCCATGCACGCGGTCTACTGTGCCGAATCGGTCTCGTGGGATCTCGGCGAGTTGGCCGAGCCGCCGCTGATGCCCAGCACCGAAAGCATCTACGGCGGCGCTCGCGTGGAAATTACCCGCAACGGCGGCAAGCCCTTTGACGGCTCCAGGCCGATCGGCGGGTGGAGCGATGGCTCCTACGGCGGCGCTGCCGCTCGCTGGCTGCGAGACTTCGGCGTTATCTATCGCCAGCCATACGGCGACCTCAACCTCACGACCTACAACGCCACGGTCGAGAAAGACTGGGGCGCGTACGGCAACGGCGGCCAGGGCGACGGCGGCAAGCTCGACGCCACGGCCAAGCAGCACCCATGCAAGCACATCGTAGCCGTGAAGACGTGGCAAGAACTGGTCGCCGCGATCACGGCCGGTTTCCCCTGCACGATCGCCAGCTCGCAGGGATTTACATCGACGGCTCTGGCCTCGCCTGCCGGCCTCTGCGAAGCGTCTGGGACGTGGATGCACCAGATGAGCGTAGTCGGAATTCGCTTCGCCAAAAACGCGCCGCCCGAAGAGAAGAATCCGGTCGACGCCGCCCTCATTTTGAATAGTTGGGGACCGACCTACCTGCGCTACGAAGGCCGCTATCCAGCGGACCAGCCTGCCGGGAGTTTCTGGTGCCGTCGGGCGGTGATGGAGCGGATCCTCGCCCAGGACGATAGCTGGGCCGTCGGCCGCGTTGACGGCTGGAAGTGGAAAGACCTCCACCACGGCAACTGGCTGATGCCGGCAATCGACACGCTCACCAGGCTCCCGCGAACCAATCAGTTTCTCGATTATCAGATAGTCCCCTGAGGTTCCCCATGCTTTTAACTCCACGCCAGCTCGCGATCGTCTGCCTCGTCTGCATGGCCGCCGGCTATTGGCTCTCGTCGTCGCCAGCGTCGCCGGTCAACCCGACGCCGGCACCAGAGCGGCCGGTCCTGCGCTGGCTCGCCAAGGCCGCCAAAAATCTCCTCTGGATCGCTTTGGTCGTCGAGCCGCCACCGAAGGAGCAGTTGGTGCAACAGCAAATTGGCGACGACGGATTCCCGATGCTCGACCACGGCAGGAGTTTCTAGCCATGGGCCTCTACGACCTCCTGCTCTGGCTCCTCGCCTGGCTGTCTGCCGACCCTGTCGCCGCCAGCCTTGAGCACCCACGGGCGGCAGCGGCGGTCTCGGCGGCACGGGCGAGCATGGCCGTCGATGGAGCACCGTCGCCGACGCCAGCACCGAAGCCAACACCCGGCAAATGCACCGACTGCAACGGCACCGGCTGGATCACTCACGGCGACGGGCATCGCACTCGCTGCCCTTGTGGAGCGGCGGGCTGCCCAGATGGTAAGTGCGTGCCGGGGGCGTCGCCCGCGACAGTTCTACCGGCCAAGCCTACGGGCGGGAGGTAGCGGTGGGCGACGCCCTCGACATGCTCACGCTGCGAGAGGTGCGCGACGCGATCCGCGCGACGATCGGCTACCCTGCGGAGCAGCTCGGCCACACCTGCGACGTGATCGTCGAGGAGGTCTGCCGGCAGTGGCCGGAAAGGCACATGGCAGAGCTCGCCCGCAAACTCGACAGCAAATCCGCCGGCGGGCAGGTGCTCGACGCGATCCCGGTGATCACGGCCAGAGTGCGGGAGCAGATCGAGGCCCGCTGGGGCTGCGAGCCCAGCGAGCAGGCCGCCCTCGACCTGGTGCTGCGGGCGGTCGTCGTCGAGTTTGCAAACCTGTGGTTTTTCGATGCGGCGGCGCGGATCGGATTGCGGAAGATCATCTTCAAGGTACGGCAGCGGCCTACCTCGTGAATGCGATCAAGAGCTCGATCACGTCATGCACGGCATGGGCGAGCCGAGTGTCGCTGCCCAACTCCTGCCCGATCTTGACCAACGCCAACGCCTGCAACGCCTGCGACCAATTCAATCCGTTCACCGTAGCCTCCTTGCCAACTGGCAACAGGTCTATCGGCGGTTGCCAGTTGGCAACTTGAACCGTTCGGCGTCGGCCTTCAAGACAAACCAGAGGCCGTCGATGCAGACGGCTTTGACCTTCCCGGCCTGGGCTTGCTGCCGCATCCAGAAGCGGGAGACGCCGGCCAGCGTGGCGGCATTGGTCACGGTGACGTAATGGTCGGTCTCGATCTTCATGGGTGCGGAGCCTATTTGGCAACGTGAACGAGATCAACATTGAGCGTTTGCTGCCACAGCCTCGCGCCGCAGTGGACGCATTTCACGTCGTCATGGACGGTCTCATCGCCGCACCTGGGGCAGGGGTGTTCCATGTTGCTGATCGCGTCGCTGATCGCCGCGGCGTCGGCGTCATTGAAACAGCCTGGCGCAACCAGCCGCCAAGTGCGAAATTCCTTGAGGAAGTGGTCCGAGACGGGCAGCGAATCGTCGTGAAATTCGTACCATTTCCGCGACACCTCAACGGTGAGCGACTGCGGGCCGTTGCGTCGGACCCAGAGCCCGTCGTCGATCTTCTTACGCCGCGGCGGTTTCGCCGGTGGCGGCGGCGGCTTTGGCCGCGAGAAAAAGAACCATCCCATACAGCCCTCCTTTTGAGCGGTGCAATGCTACGCCGGCGACGAGCCGACGCTCAACTAGCCAGCCGCCTTGGCCTGCCGGAGATTCTCACTGGACACTTTGGCAAATTGGGGGGGGGGGGGTATTAAGGGAGAGGGGGCGAGGGGCTGACCGCAGCCGGTTTGCACCCACGATCGCCGGGTCGATGTAGGACCGCTCGGCGATCATTGAGCCGGGCGTATGACCGAGGTGCTCCGAGGCTCCCCGTGGCGACTGAATCTCGACATCGGTCGCCGAGGCCCTGCGGACCCATTTCCAGGTTCCTGAGCGGATGCCGGCCAACCGGACCAGCCTCTTCAACTGCTTTGAAAAGGTCTCGTGCGAGGCCGCCCAGGGCGTCACGAGGGTCCGAGGGTGATCGGCCACCGAAAGCCGCAATGCCTCTAGAGTGTCAGCAGAGAGCCTACAGACGACTACCCTGCCGGTCTTCGACTGCGGCATGGCGACGATCCCGTCGGGCGTGATCTGGTCGATCCGGAGGCGGGCGACCTGGTCTTCCCAGCGGAGCCCGGTATCCCAGGCGACCCGGACGGCGAGCGCCCACCACTCGGAGCGGCGGATCCCGCACTTGTGCCACCGTTTCAGCCTAGAGCAGGCGTCGACGAGCCGCTGCACTTCGTCTCTCGTCCAGCAGGTCGGGGCGATCCACGGCACCCTCACCGGGCGGACCCGACGGGTCGGCAGCTCGCAGAGGCCCTCGTCGGCCGCGGCCCGCCACATGATCAGGATGTGATTGCGTTTGCTGCGGACCGTGTTCGGTGCGACGCCGGTGGCCGCATAGTCGCGGATCCAGGCTGAAACGCTCTCGGCGTCGAGCGATTCTAGTGGGACATTCCCACCCGCCCACCGGCTAAAGATGCCGACCGAGATCTGATACTGCCGAAGGGTCTCGGGTTTGCAATCGTGAAATAGCCCGTAGTGCGAGACATACTCGCCGAGCGTGGTCGGGCCGGATCGTTGGAACATCGGTGTTATTCACGTCGGAGCCGGCCCAGGCTGCCTGCCTGCGACCGTCTGCCTCCCTCGATCGCCGCCGTGCGATCGGTGGAAGAGGCCCCACTGTAGGGGAGGTTTCTGCCACTGCAAATCGGCTGAATAACCCAAAAGTCCGGCACTCGGCAGCGTTTGTCACGGTTCCGGTAGAGCATCGGTCTACGGAACCGAAGGTTGCTGGTTCGAGCCCAGCGGGGTGTATTCCGCCTGCTTCACGGTATGGCGGCAGGAAGCCAGAAGGCAAACGGGCATAGGATGGCAAGGAGGTTCAGATGGTGAGTCGACACGCCGGCGGACGACCGAAGCAGCTGCGCCGCTGTGCCATGGGCGAGCGGATCGAGCAGCTCGCCGCCCGCCGTGGCCTTCATCTTGACCAGGTCGCCGGCGAGGCCGGGATCGCATCCGCGACGCTCTACAGAATCTTGACCGGAGACATCCGCTCTCCGAGGCTGGCTACCGTGCAGGCAATCGCCGGCGCGCTCAAGGTCAAGCTCGACAAGCTGGCCTCCTAGCCTGCTTTTTTAGGCTTTTACGCAAATGCGAAAACTCCGCTTGACGTAGTTTTCGCGTTTCCGTATCTTCCCCCCTCGTTGAGCCAAGAGGCTCATCCGCTGGTCTGCCAGACGCACTGGCAGCAGCGTCAAGGATGTTGAGAGGCGAGGGATTGCCACATGGATCGCAAGAGCGACCGCGGAGCGACCGGAGCCTCTCTTTCTCAAGGAGGCGACGATGCAAGCGTCAAAGCGTTGGCGGGCGGATGTGACGGACACCCAGCTCCTCAGTTGGAAGCACCAGGGCTACACCGTCGAGCGGCTCTCGGCGATGACCGGATTGACTACCTCGGCGATCTCGCGCCGGCTGCAGGACATCTATACCCGGTCGCCGGAGGATCCGGACGAGGCAACGATCGCCCAGCGCTGCGGCGAGATCCAAGCAGATTGGTCGGACGCCGATCGGCAGAAGCGTTGGGTCGGGCGCGGCGGTCGGTGGTCAGCAACCGGCGTACCCGGCTCAGTCATTCGATCGGCTCTTCGCTTGCGGACTGGCTACGAAGAACTGCACGAGTCCACGCTCATCTCTGCGCGATCGTAAGGCTCTACGGCAATCCGGAGAGGGCCGGCGGTCAAAGCCTGCAGGGCAATGCTTACGCGGCTCGCGCCGCCAGCGGTGATCGGACCCTGCTTCACGAGGCCTTGACGCTTTCCATAGACGAGCTGATCGAGATTCGAGAGCTCGTCGAGAAGGCAATGGCCGCAGCCACGCCAACGGCTGCGGTCCCCGGCACCAAAGACAAAGTCGAAGAGATGCGGCTTCGCGTTGAGCGTGGCGATGCCCTCTTCATCAAAGGCGATGGATCGACCCCAGCCGACGGAGCGGCAGGGTGATCAAAGGATTGTGATGTTGCCGGTCGCGGGCGACGGAACGCCAGCGGCCGGAAGTTTGGAGGAACGATGCTCGTTTTGAGTCGTACAGCAGGTCAGTCGATCGTGATTCCCGGTGATGCTATCGCCGCCTGCAAGGACTGGCACGACGACGGAATCGAGATCGTGCTCGTGGCTATCGAAGGAAACAAGGTGAGGCTCGGGATCGACGCCCCCGACGAGGTCGACATCTACCGTCGCGAAGTGCTGACGGCGATCCGTAGGGACGAGAGAAGGAAAAAGGGAGATCAGACATGAAGATCGTCAGAGGCAAGCAAAAGTCGGCCGCTCGGGTCGTGATGTACGGCACAGAAGGAATCGGCAAATCGACCATGGCTTCGCAGTTTCCGTCCCCGCTGATCCTCGACACCGAGGACGGCTCCAAGCATCTCGACTGCGCCCGCGTGATCTGCAGCGACTGGATAACGCTTGAGTCGACCATGCACGAGCTCGTAAGGGACGCTCAGGGCTTCGAGACGATCGTGATTGATTCCGCCGACTGGATGGAGCGGATCATGATCGAGCAGATCGTCCGCCAGGCCGGGAAGAAGAGCATCGAGGATTTTGGATTCGGCAAGGGCT